TTTTGTTTGTTCCGTAATAACGCTCAAAGTAAATTTGCTCTGCTTTAGAGTCACCAAAAATAGCCCTCTGTTGCAATTCAAATTTAGGCATGTTGGCGTAATCATTGATTTCACCAACTTCATCTAGGTTCGGTTCTTTAATTGCCATCTCCTAACGCACTCCTGACGGTCTCATACTAGGCTTCCAACGATCAAATTCACCAAATTTTGCGTAATACTCTGCGGAAGATAAATCCCAACCAAAAGCCTCCGCATAGGCTTCAGTTAATGCGTTTTTTTCACCCAATCCCCATTGAGCAAAAACTTCCGCGTAAGTTTCTTTAGTAGTTTTACGGCTGTACCTAGAAAACAATTCTTTATACCTGCGGGTTAAAAGTCCTCTTACATACCCGCGTTTATTATCATTTACATAACTATCCGTAGTGTGGCCTAATTCGTGCATAATTGTGTAAAGGTTTTCAGAAACATCATTAGCCGCAGGCATAAACCAACCCGCCCAATTTTTAGGTGGGTTTAATGAAGTAATAACATCACCAGGAGAGAACCAAATAGAGTCATGCCCTATGTAGGTATAAGCCAAAGCACTACCACTACGATCTTTGTTATTGATAATTAAAGAATAGCCTCTTAGCGAACCGTCAGGGCTTACCCTTCGCCATTCAGGTAATTTTTCATAAGCAAGATCAAAGTTTTTCATAAATTGTTCCATTGCTTCTTCTGTTACTGTTTTAGCATCTTTACCCAAAACAACAATGTTAGGCCCGCGTTCATAAATTGCTTGAGCATCTTTAACCTGATCACGCATAATACGCAAATGATTTTCATTTGCAGGCCCTAGCCCGCGTTGTAAACGGATAGCCTCCTGGCGTTCTACCCACCTATCTTCCGTTACTGGTGTCCATTCGCCTTGTGGCACAACACCTGGCACAAAAGGTTCATTTGCAATTGCGCCGTCAGCATCAATTGTTGGCGTTGTAACTGTTCCACCTGTTAAATCATCTTCCATGCCAGGAATTACAGGCAACAAAACACAACGGCAGTGCGGGTGAGCAGGAGGTTGCGCATCACCTGACGCAAATGTTTGCCCAATAAGAATTACCTGACCATCATTTTTTGCGCAAATGTCACACGGATCAGACACCGCCCATTCCATCTTTTGCAAACCAGCCTCTTTGTAACGCTCAATAGATGAAAACGACATGGCGCGGTTTTGCTCAGGAATTGCAATAGTTAAAGCGCGGCTAGGGTTTGCTACATGCCGCCCAATCATTACAGCGGCGCTTTCAGCATCTAAACCAGCGGCGATTGAGTCAGAAAGAGCAGTGCCTAGATTTACAACTGTTTCTTTGTTAAAATTTTTAAAATAACTATCTGCGTTTATTTTTGCTAAATACGCTTCAAAGTTTTTAATGTTAATTGCAGTATCAACATCACCAGGTTTCCAATTATCCCAATTTATTGAAATGTCATCAGCCTTGTTTGCTTCACGCGTTTTGCGTAACCATTCTTGAGCGGCCACATCACCCAAAATAAAGGCTTCTTTCCATGCGCGGGTAACAGCCAAACGCAACGGTTCATCATTAAGATAAATGTTAAGTATGAGCCATGAGCGGGCGCGTGTGCGATCTTGCGCAGGGTTATCTGTAGGTTGCGGTTGCGTTTCCTGGTATTTATTAAAGACTCTTTTGAAGTCTGTTACCTGGTGCAGTGCCGCTCTAATCTTCACCGCGTTCTTTGCCGCTAAGCGCCCATCTGCCTCAAGAGCGCCCTTGATCATGTTAGATAAGCCTTAGCCAGCGCTCTTGCGGTATCTAAATCACCATCAAAAGCACAACGGTTAAGCGCATCTCCCACAATTGGATCAAGTGATTTAAACTCAAATAATCTTGCGCGCTTACCCTTAGCCGCCCATTTCATAAATGCTTTTACTTCAGTTACTTCTTCATCTTCAGGCTTTACCTCTGTTGAAGGCTTTTGCTCAAGAGGATTTGGAGTTGTAGGTGTTGTTGGAGTTGCATCAGGGCCTTCAAGTGTTGGCGCTTGCGCCGCTTGAGCCGCATCAATTAACCCATCAGGCGAGAACAACAAAACGCTTGAGCCTGTAACCATCATTGGCATGTCAGCCTGTGGTGTATCAAGTAAAGGCAAACCTAATTCAGATCTGCGTTCATTGATTGACTTACCGCCTGAGCGCACTTCAATTTCATTTTTGCGGGCGTTTTCTTCTGTGTCTCTGCGCTCTGATGTAAGCAATTTAAACTCAATTTCACGCGGCATACCTAAGTATGTGTAAGAAAGATTTGTAAGTTGTTTTGAAATCCAGTTAGCAAGAGGCCCAATACCTAATGCTTCCCCATTTTCTGCCTGACCATCTGAATAACCAGCCCCGCCTAATCCGCCCTTTGGTGAAAAACCAATTTCAGATGGTTGTACGCCAAAATGTCCGCAAATAGAAGTAACTAAATAATCATCAAGTGTGTCTTTGAACTTTTCGCCATAGCCTTCATTAACAATAGGTGTAAGGCCCTTTGGCAGTAGGCGAGCGCGCTTGCGTTGCTCTGTCTGTCCTGCAAGATCATCATTGAGAATACGCTCATAAGCAAGCAAGAGATCAGGGTTAGTTCCCCAATCTTCATCAGTTGTAAACATTAGTTCAGGCATTACGCCATCTGTGTACTCTGCTCTGATCCATTGTTGGCGGCGCAGGTAAATGTCAGCAAGTGGTAGCGCTCGCTCTACTGGGCTAAATCCATAAACAGTTGTTGAACGGCGATTGCGCACCATGTAAGCCAATTGATCAGATGTAAATTCACCATCTGCTTTTGGATCTTCTTCAGTTGCGGCAAACTCTGAGCGTGGGAAACCATAAAGAATTTGTTGGAACGCGGCGTTAGGTGACATAGGGCGCATACCGCGGTCATCAATGAGTGGCTTAATTGTTGATCCATCAAGAATTTGGAAACCATAAAGATCTCCACCTACTGTTGGTTGTGGGTAAACAGCCAACGCATCAATTACAAGAATGTCCTCAATTGCAATGTTAATCCAGTCCTGCCATGTGTATCCATTTGATTTGTCAGGTGCTTCCCAAAATTCACGCAAACGGTTAATTTCATCTGTGTACTTTTCGCGGGCTTTAGCCATAGCGCGCACATGATCTCCGCCTGACTCTGCCGCAATTTTTTCTGAAGCGTCTGAACCTAGAACAATGTCAAATTGCAAACCGTTCATCTTTGCTTTAGTTACTTCAATGCAACGGCGCAAAATGTCAATGCTATCGCCAGCGTCTCGTAATGTTGAGAATGGAACTAAGCGCGTTGGAACAATGTTGATGTTCTGAGCAACCTGGTATTCATAACGGCGTGGTTCAGGGCGGCCTGTTAATGGATTGATTGGGTTAATCGCGCCAGGGATAATTGGATTGCCTGGGCCAAATGGAACTGTTGCGCTAAATGGTGCGCGTGGGAGTGCGACATTGTTGCCGTATGTCTGTTGCATTGCTAAACCGCTTTGGGCCATAAGGTCATCAGTGCCAATTGTTGTAGCACCCGCAGGCAGGTTAGGGCCTTTTTCAAGATTGCCAGTTGCTATTGCTCTTGCGATACGGTCACGCAGACCCATGCGTATCTCCCTTGTTATGCCTCTTGTAAATCAGGCGTGTGGTAATGATAGCGATTTTCACAACATCATGTATTGTAAGGATTATGAACTTAGTTGAGAAGGCTGTTCATCATGGAGGCAAACTAGCGCCATTGGTAATTCCTCATGGACTTACTAGCGGCACTGGGCTAATGAACCCATCAATTTTTATTGATGATAAAGGTCAAATCCTGGTGAACTTACGCCATGTGAATTACACGCTTTATCATGCAGAAAATGAGCAGAAGTTTCCTAGCCGTTTTGGGCCATTGTCATACCTGCACCCTGAAAAGGATCGCCGTCTTGTAACAGTTAATTTCTTATGCCGTCTTAATGATGACCTTGAGATGACTCACCACGCCAAAGTGGATACATCTGAATTAGATGTTGAACCTATTTGGGAGTTTGTGGGTGAAGAAGATTGCCGCCTTGTGCAGTGGCTAGATGATTATTACTTAGTGGGAGTGCGTAGAGATACAACTACCAATGGCGTAGGCCGTATGGAGTACAGCCGTATTGAAATTGATTGGGATAATTGGGCGGTCAAAGAAGTTAGGCGTGTGCGTATCAATGCCCCTGCTCCCAACACTTCTTACTGTGAAAAGAATTGGATACCTGTTCTTGATAAGCCTTACCACTTCATTAAATGGACAATGCCAACAGAATTAGTTTATGCCAACCCGATTAGCGGTGA